TGGCAGAAATATCGTCTAAATCTTCAATTGTAGTAGCTGCGGTAGAGGCATCAGAAATGTAGTCTGAATTTGCATCTCCATAAGTCCACTTTTGCGTTTTGAAGTTATAAATTAACAGCTTACGTTGTGCAAATGTGTCCTTGAAGTTCCAAATGACTAACTTTCTTAATGGATCAATTGCTGCGCTCATTAGATCAAATGCGCTTTCATCGGCTACCGAATAAAACCAGCGATCTACTTTCTCAGCTCCGATTGCCGTAACATTTTGTCCATCGCAGGCATAAAACCCGTCATCCGACAAGAAAAATGTCACGCCTTGGGTTTGGGCAATTGAACTAGCGGCAACACATCCCTTGCCGCGAGATATGTTGTCAAACTGGAACACGAATGGCGTACCAACGTAAGACATTCGATAAATGGCTTTTTCAAGCAATATCAAGCCAAATTCACCGCCACGAATCCCAACGACATGACCGCCATCCGGGATGTCTTGATGGTCTGCTTGAGATGTTGCGCTAGGAGTCCAGTTTGTCTCATCGTTGATGTCAGACCAACGGACTCGCGTTGGATAGGTTGTTCCTGATTCTTTAGTAAATGCGGCAACAACAAAGTCACGAACAACTGTCACATACTTTGAGAGTGGAGCAGATGCTGAGAGGTCTGCAAATAGTGTAGACGTTCCAAGTGTGTACGACTGAATTGCGTCACTAAAGTTAGTGCCAATGATTACATCGCCAAATTGAGTAAAACGAAATCTGTCGCTATTGGCATTCGGCGTGTAGCCGCCAGACTTTGACGCATCTGTTAAAGCGCCAACGCCGGATACATCGTATATCTTTGTTGCTCCGGCAGCAAATAGCTTTGTTTCTCCACTTGGAGTTTTCCCAGCAACAAGTGTAGTTAAATTTTCTGAAGCAGCCTCAGAAAATGTCGCAGCGGTTGGTAGAGGCCCATACCCAACGGCTTGGGACACTACATTTTTAGCGTCCATCAATGCGCCTGTGATCCCCGGCTGGTCAGGCATCCATTCACCAAATGTTATGCGTTGAGTTGCCATGAGTTACTTCCATTCGATTGAGTAGTCCATGTGTTTGTGGTAAATACCTCATCATTCCAGCTATTAGCATTTTCTGGAACATCAGTCCAACTATGACCATTTGAGGCATTGCAGGAAATTAAAGAATTGCAGTAAATATTAGCGTTTCCAGCATAAACAACATAAGCATTTGCGCTAACTATTGCTGCTGATTCAAAGCTACACGAACCATCTGCAATGATCCCACCTAAAGCGCTAAAAGTTGCTTGTGTAACAATTTGTGCGCTTGCGTCTATAACAATACTTGCTTCAGCCGATACAGTTGCGCTTGCCGTAATTGATGCGCTTGCGTACTGGACTCTTGTTGCGTCTGCCGTAACAGACGCTGATGCCTGAATGTCTGCACTTGCGTACTGGACTCTTGTTGCGTCTGCCGTAACAGACGCTGATGCGCTTACAGACCCGTAGGCATCCCAAAGAGTTACTGATGTCTGGTATAGGCTGCTATCAAGCGTGAGCGTGAGATCATCAATGCTCGACTTTAATTGGTCGAGCGAATCTATCGTCCACGGAGGCAGCAGATCAGCCATTACGCCAGAGTTACGCTAAGTGAGCCTGCGGCTACGCGAAACACATCACCAGTTGCAATTGTCTTAGAGGCATCTAATGGGGTATGAAACAACAGGTTTCCTGCGCTAGATGCGTCACGGATTCCAACATAGGCAACTGTTCCCCATGAGCCTGTCGCCTGTGGGAACTCAATTGCTGCGCTGTTAGTAGTTACCCCATTTGACGGAGCGCCAAAGGTTATTGCTTGACGGGCATAAGCGTTTCCGCTGACCTCTGTGCCTGAATCGGCATCAGTTGGGTCTGTGGTGTACAGAGCAAGATATACGTTAGCTGGGCTGGTGTAGCTAGTGTTACGCAGGACTGCGTTTACAAGAGCATTTTCCAAGTAGTTCGACATTTCAGACATATTTACCTCACCGTGGTTGTCATCACCAGCGGAACTCCAGAATACTGACCCTGCTGGTCTGATGTGGTTAAAGAATTTTTAGCGCGATCAAACATGGTTCCCCATGTATTGATTCTGGCATCGTTCATCAAGTAAGGTTCTGCCTCAATCAATGAACCGTATAGCATCAAGTCTGGGCAGTTAGCCAAAAATGCGTTTGATGTGTTTGAACTGCTTAAAAACGCTGGCGCTGCGTAATACAACAGCTTTACCGTATAAGCGCCATCAGGGATTGGGGCAAGCTGAAAGTCGTTTGACAGAATTGTGTAGTCAATAGGCTTGCCTGCCTCTGCCACCCTAGAATTGCGATTAAACAATGAGGGGGATTGGTAATTCAACGGTTGCACAGGGTTGCCGACAACGATGAAATCCCTAGCCTCAAGAAAGTCAGACGGCAACTCAACTGTGTCATCGCTTGCCGTGGTTGCAGTCGTAACACTCTTGAGCATCTGACGAATACGCAAGTCTCGGCGCAAACGCACCTCACAAAGACGGATAAAGTCAGGAATTTGCGTAGTTAAATCAGAACGCGCAAGGTATCCTGCTATTGCGTCCTGCAAATCAGAGTAGCTTGTAAAACTCATTAGACAACTCCCGGCCTTGTACGGAACACGCGATTATCTGGATCATTCATCCAAGAAACAAACCGCTTTTGGTCAATAACAGCAAAGCCGCGCATGATGCCTGCTTTGTTTAGATCATCAATAACCGTGAATGGAATTGACGCAACTTTATTGCCGTAAACATCGTCAGACCACCTAGCCCGTTCATCGTATGAATTAAATTCACGCTTATTGGCTTCAATAATCCCAGAAACATCTTGAGTGGTTTGAATAATCAAACCGCCATCCCCATCAGCGTGGGCAATAGTTTTGCGGAAATTATTGGTGTTCATGCCTTAAATTTTATCAGTATTGGCTAGAAGAAAAAAGCCCCGACCTTTTGAGCCGAGGCTTTTTTCATTCCATTGTCGATTACGACAGGTCAGCAATAATGCCGTGTGCGGCTTCGTTCTTGACCTCAAGGGTCAACTCAGCCAGCAGTTGGGTCATCTCGCTGTCACCAGTTTTCGCCAGTTCGTTGGTCGAAAATGGGCGCAGATAGGCAATCGCAGCCATGTCAGGATCAACCACAAAGGCAGTCTCATTGCCGCTGTTGGTGCTGTTCATAAAGCGGTTAGGAACGACAGAAATCGTGCCGAAATCGCTCAAATAAACATCAGCAGCGCCGATGATGGTGGTGGGTTCATTGGACGGAGCCATATAACGCTGTGCTGCGATACCAGCAAAAGCGGAAACGGTCTGCTTGTGACCCGGATTCACCATCAGCACCTTGGGAGAGCCGCCGGACTCATAGACCTCTTTTACAACGGTCTTGAGGGTAGCTTCGTCAAAGGTGCGGTTCGTTCCGTTGGTTCGTGCGGTAGTGCCGGAAGCGCCAGCGGAGCCGCCGGAGCCAAAGTCACCGTTAGAAGCCAGCCATGCCTGCAAGCCGCCAAGAGTGCGGGCAGTAGAACTGTTACCGTTGGAAGCAACTTGGTTGCTCAACAGGGTCAGTTCGATGTCGCGCTTGATCTCGGCAGATGCCTTAGCCAACTGGTAGGCCTTTTCCGACTTACGGCCTGCCTTGTCAACGGCTTCCAGAGTGCCAGAAATCTTGATAGTTTTCTGGAAAATCTGGGTACGGTTGCCAACGCGGGTGGTGGGCGACATGGTAGCGTCAGAGGCGGTAGCGCCCTCAACGGCTGCATTGCTCAGACTAGCAGCGGCAAGGCTGTCGGTCTGCCACTCATGGTAAATCGCGGTAGCTTTGGTCTTGCCAATGGATGACATGAACGGGGTATCCGTGGCCGAAATGTTATAGATCACATCGCTCAAGTCTTCCCGCTGACCAATAGCGGTATAGGTTTGATAGGTAGCCATTTTGATAAAACTCCAAAATTAAAGAAAACGCTCAAATGCTTTGGCTGCGTCTTGGACTTTTCCAGTTTGCCGTAGCCGCTGCATCACCTGTTTATCCTGCTGTGACTGTGTAGGTGGCGCAGAGTTACCAGATTTAAGCATCTTCGGAGCCTGAGAAACCTTCTTGTTAATTTCAGGTTTCGACTTCTGAAGTTGCTCAAACTTCATTGCCCTATACAAAGTCACAACAGCGCGGTGGTCATACACAGACCCCAGTTCCGCATCAGTCCATCCGACAGACTTGGCGTATTCGCGTATTTGTTTGCGAACCTCATCGCCCTTATTGCCGGACAACTCAGGAATGATCGCACTCAGCTTTTCAGCTTCAGAGGCAATATGTCGCTGCAAGTTTTGCTGATGCTCGGCTTGTTGCTGGTTAGCAATGCGTTGCTGTTCGGCTCTAACAATTGCAAGCTGTTTTTCGCGCTCTGTGCGTTCTGCGACCTTCACGGCATAGCCGATTGGGTCAACTTCCTTCAATGCGTCTAAGTCCTCACCCTTGTTCTGTTGCGATAGGAATTGATCCAACGCTTGCAGCTTCTGGGCGTATGCCTGTCGCTCCTGTTTTACCTGCTCAAGATGAACTCGCTCGGCTTCAACAGCCTTGCGTTGCTCGGCAAGAGCCTGAGATTTCTTTGTGTAGTCAGAATTTCGCTGGTATCCATTGATTAACTCATCAATTTCAACTTCGATCTCCTCACCGCCAACTTTAGCCTTGTACCTTGGCTTCTGTTCTTGCTCCGATGCTTCTTCCTCAACTGGCTCTGAGTCAGAATCAGCAGATTCCTCCACGACTTCCTCGGCTGCTTGGATTTCCTCCGGTTGGCCTTTATCGGCTCCATCGTCACCCATTAGACCAAGAAACGCAGAAGCGGCTTGACTAACATTTAGGTTTTCACTCCCTTGCGGGTTGGTGTTTTCCATTTTTAAATCTCACTAAATCGCCAGAAACCGTCTGGACTGCGGGTGAGTTTCCTCACAGAATCTTCCATTTCTTCTCTCGGATTTGCTTTTCAGCCGATAGGCTTCGCAAGTGTCCAACGATCAAATCAATGGTCTTGATGGTTCTATACGCATCTTCTCTTGCGTCAATGTCATCAAGATTAGTGTTTAATATAGCACTAATGTTCTGATTTTTCAAATCATTGATGACTTTTATGAAACATTCGTCATCAAGAAGATTGATTGACCACTCAGCTAGGGTTAGTTTGTCCATCAATATCCTTTAGCTTTTCCAACTAAATAGCAAATTGGTTCAAGAATAAATCTATATATTTGTCCTAATTTATCGCGTTTTGTTTCACGCATTTCTGCGCGTAAATCAGCAGTTCTATGCCTAGCAATATGTTCAAGAGTTTTACGAACAAATTTGATATTTTTTTGGTATCCAAGAGAAATAAGCGGCAAGAAAATTGTATGGTATCCAACCTCATGCGCTTTTGTCATGTGCTGAGATGAGTATTTAATCCAAATTGCATTGCGGAACGATCCAAACCCATAAGCATTATTCATTGCGGTACAAACAATTTTGCCGCCGCCACCGCCGCCGCCGCCGCCATCACCGCCGCCGCTATCGCCGCCACTAGGGGCAGAAGCATCTCCAGCCGCATCAGCAGCAGCAGATACAGAATCTGACATTCCGCTATCTCCACCACTAGGCGCAGAAGCACTTGCAGCCGCATCAGCAGCGGCAATTCCTTCGGCAGAAAGTCCTGTTTCCGCTGACATAGCCGCATTTGCTCCAGCGGCTGCGGCATCCTGAGCATTAGCACCCCCAACAACGGCATCAGCAGCAGCTTGGGATGCCGCGCCAATTGCTGCATCTGAATGTCCTGCCGCTGCCGCCGCTACCGCAGCCGCAGTAGCCGCAGCAGCCGCAGCAGCCCCGCCTCCACCAAACATAGCTGCATCTGCGGCAGCAATTGAGGCATCATTTGAAATGCCGTAAACATTACCATTTGCATCAGAAACTACTGAAATTCCCGGCCCATAGCTTCCCAAAGCGTTTGCAGCCTCTCCCATTGCTTCAGCTTGGGCTGCTGTTATTGCATTTCCAGCCAAACTTGCAAATGAACCATAAGGAGCAAATGGTATCGCTCCATAACTCATCAACCCAAGACCAAATCCAGCAAGATTGCTATTGATACCTTGTCCTATACTTGATCCACCGGATGAAACATCACCGCCAGTAGAAGCGCCATCTCCTATTGTTGAAATTACATCAGATAATGTTTGAGGATTAACATTTTTATAAACATTTATGTCAAAAGATGACGGAACAAACCCCGGTTGCAATGATTGAGCAATTGCTCCATATTGAGGCATTATTTCAATTGGGCCAAATTGACTAGGTTGCCCTGTTTGCCCTATCTGTCCACCACCAACAAATCTATTAGCACCGCCTATTTGTGGCGCATACATTGTTGGTGAATACTGACTTTGAATAGCGGTAACAATGTCTTGAATAGATGGAGCATTAGCATCAACAGGAACGCCAGCCCAATAATTTAGCTGCCGCCTCTGGAGAATATCCATTAAATCTTGATAATTCATCCCGGTATCTCCACGTTGCTGGTAATTCCGGCTCCAACTTTCATAGCCTTGAGTTGCGCCTCAGTCTCAAACTCACGCTGGCGCAAAGCATTTTGCGCCTGAAGTTTCTCAATTTCAAGCTGCAATTTAGCAGTTTCCTTCTCGCGCATCAGTTGTAACTCAAGCGCAGCCTTCTCGCGCTCAAGCTGCAATTCAGCCTGCATCTTGGCTTGTTGGGCTTGGATGTCGGCTTGAGTTTTAGCCTGTTGCGCCTGAATGTTTGCCTGAGTCTGAGCCATGACCGCCTGCGCCTCTGGCGACATTTGCGGTTGCTGCGGAGGTGGATTCTGCAATTGCTGATCCATCTCAGGCGTAATCTGCTTGAAGAACTCGGCAGAATCCTTAAAGCCTGCCGCCTCAATGAAGCGTCCTAGCGTATTGCGGTACTGACCTAGCGACACCAGCGGGTTCGCTGGGCCAAACTGCGATAGCATCTGCTCCTGCTTGGCAATGACCATCTGGAGCATGGCAAGCTGCTGGTCACGGTTTCCGTTGCCGAGTCCAACATTGATAGATAGGTCATATTGGTTGCTCCAAGTCCTTGGGTCAACCGACACATACTGACCACGCAGGCGCAGGATGCGTTCTTTGTTCTGGTACTTCGTCACCAGATGCAGGATTCCATCAAACAACTCTTTAACGCCGCCTTCGGCGAATAGTCGGGCAATCAGTTCAATCTTGCCAGCGCCTGCCTGCTGCATTGAGGCAACAGCCGCCGCCGTGACGTTTTGCAGGATATTGGCATCAAGACCCTGAGAAAGTTCCGTGACACCTGTGCGCTTTTGCTGCACTTGGTCAAGGTACTGGAGCATCGGGAAAGATTGACCGGATACGTTTTGCACCGCCAACTGCCCGATTGCCTGCGGAGACTTGACGCGAATAACGCCGCCAGCGGTAGATGTCAGCAGATCATCAAGGTTTACCTGACCGTCAACAGCCCAAGTCCGAGCATCGTTGGTCAGGTACAGATTGTCCAGCATCTGCCGTGTTACTGTGGTTTTAATCAGTTGCAGGTCGGTAGTCCTGTCAGCCAGAGAGTTGCCAAAGAACTTGTGCGGAATCGGAATAGGGCAGATTGAATAGAACGGGATGTAGTCACATTCCTCATTGCTCAGAATCTCATTGCCTGCATAGAACACCTGACGTAATTCGGCGATACCGTCATCGTTCTCATCGTGCAGGATGTAGCACTCAAAGACCTCGACCTCTTGCAGCGCCATCTCTTGAGATTGCACATCGTATGGCTGTTCGCCGGGAGAGAACCGCACTACACGCTCTGGCGTGTAGGCAAGCGCATCGCCGCTTGGCAGGGAATCGACAATGTTCTTGTCAAAGCCCATTGCGATCAAGTCGCTTCTGCGAATCTGCCGCCTGTGAGCGCAGAATGGTGCAGCGCGTGAGCCGCGAATCGCTACGCCCTGCTTGGAGATCAAAAACTCCTCTGGCGGTACATTCTCAATGACAACCTTGCCAGAGTTTTTGCGTTTCTTGACCTTGACATCGTTGAGGTTGATTGTCGGGACAACGCCGCCAGCAGCCTTAATTGTGTCTGCGGTAGATGCGTCAACTACGGGAATCTGACGAACATTTTGGGAAACGACTTCGATTTCCTCGTCCTGTAACATCATCGCCATTTCGTCATCGGTCAGACCTTCGTATTCCTCTTTCGAAATATCTTCCTTGTCCTCCCAGTAGGCTTTAACGATGCCGTTCTTTTGCAGCAAGGCATCAAAGAACCAATCCCGCATGATGGTCACGCCGGGGTTATCTTTTAGAAAGATGTAGTTCAGGTAATCGGTTGCCTGCTTTGCGCCAGCTTCGTCACCGGGGCCTGTCGGGTTAGCGGTAACGACATGATCCGACCCGGTAAAGATACGCAGCAAGGCTGGCAATGCGCCATCAATGGCTTCTGCTACCTCGCCCGTTACAACTTGGCTGCGACCCTCGACCTCATTGCCCAACGGCTGGCGCAAATAGTATTGCAGCGCGGTTTTTCGCGCATCAACGGTTTCGCTTTCAACGTACCCGATTGAATCGTCAATCGCTGCTTGTATTGCTGATTTCAGGCTGATTTGGCTCATTCTGCACCTTTTTAGGAGGCCGTCCAATACGGGGCTTTTGTTCGGATTGTAAGCCCAACAAGGTTTTTTCCAAATACTCTACCCGCTTTTCAAGGATAGCAATCTTTTGGTTTGGGTTTTGACCCTGCGGAATCAGGAACATTAAATCACCCATTTTGGAGGTTGGTTAATCGGTTTTGACCAAGATGAATTATGCTCATCCAAGCCAACTGCTAGGTATCTAAATGCGTCAGCGCCGTGGCTCGACCAATCATGCAATGGGCGCTCATAGAAGATTTTGCGGTTTTCGTCAAAATCCCGGCGATAGTTTTTGAGGCAATTTAGCCCAATTTCTGTGTTTGGAACCTTAAACCAGCACCGGGGCAATATACGCCTGACCGCCTGAATCCCGTCATCAACGCTCATTCTGGGCGCTACCTTGACCTGCAAACCAGCAGCCTCAAGCGTTTCTAGCCTGCTTTTGCCTGACCCCAATTCACGCACCTGAACGTCATGCGGCAGGATGTGGGTAGCCTTGGAATAGTCATTATCGGCAATCCACTTGACATAGTTATCAAGCCCAACGCCGTGATTCTCATAGTAGTCAATTAGCCTGATTTCCTGCCCGATCAGTTGAGCAACCCATATTGAAGTCGAGTCACCGATGCCCAAGTCCCAAGCAGTAAACGTCCGGCAAAGGTCATCCCTTGGAATATCGCCGAACCTGTTTTGGTTTTCTAGGTCATTCAGAATCTTTCCGTAGTAGGAACCCTCAACCGCAGCATCAAATGAACATTCAAACTCTTGGCGATATTTGTCATCGCCCATTTCGTTTCTGGCTGCGGCAAGTTCTTGCGGATTGACGATCCCGGTTTCCGATGCCTTGAACTCAATCAGACCCCAGTTTTCTTCTGTCCTTGCCCTGTCGCGCAATTGCTTAAAGTGGTTATGACCCTTTGGGGTTCCAATAAACAAACACCAGCCCATGCGGTCAGCTAGTGCCGGACGAATGATGTCTGTCCAGATTTTGGGGTTTTGGTCGCCAATCTCATCCAGAATCACGCCATCAAAGTATTGACCGCGCAATGTCTCAGGGTTGTCTGACCCGTAAAGCTGGATGCGCCTGCCCCAGAAGTCCACCCTTAACTCGGAGATGTTTTGCTTGCCGCCAAGCGGTCTGGTGTACTTCAGCAGGTAATCCCAAGCAACGCGCTTTGCCTGCCCATAGGTAGGGGCTATGTACGCATATACAGGCGCTTCCTTGTCGTTAAGGATTGCGTCCTTGATGAGATGGTTAATGGCTGAAACCGTCTTGCCCATGCGCCTGTGGGCGACAACTACGCAGAAACGCTTTGACTCAAGCAGTTCGTGGATTTGAATCTGCTGATCCCTTGGCGCGTAGGGGATTTCTATGACTTCATCCATTTAATCGAAACATTGATGTCCTTACCGTCAACGCCTGTGACCTGAGTAGGCATGACTTTGCCAATGAGCGATAAAAACGCTTGAGGATGTGTCTCTGCTTTCTTTTCGAGGTACTCAACGCCGCCAACGTTGTTGAGGGCGGTAACGATCATTTCGCGGATTTGGGCATTACCTTTGTCAAGGCTACCCTTCGGACGACCAGCGCCCTCTCTAGCGCCGCCCCTTGGTTTTGGTTGTTCAACTTCTTCCATTTTGAATCCCTATTGGGTTGTTCATAGCTTTTTTCAATTAGACAACTTTATCACAAATATGAGAATATATCCTTGCAACAGGAGAATTTTATGAAAATCATAATCAATAAAGAATCTAAAGAAGTAATTGATATTGAGTTAGATGATGAAGCGTTGGTATTAAATTCTGATGAATTTTTAGAATTTGTTGAAGATGCAATTTTAAGACTTCAATCTTTGGCGTTGTCTCTTAATTACTCAGTCTAACAATCCTTTTCTTTTTTGATCTTCAACATACTTGTAATATTTTTCAATCAGCTTATCGTCAATCATTTCAGAAACGCCTTCTTTTCGCTTTTCTAAAGCGCCAAGAATCATATTTCTAATGTCTCCTGTTTTTCCTGCGAACTCCTTACCTAGCAATCCAAATGATTCAGGCATCAAAATTTCTGCTGGTATGCTATGCCCTAAAGTGCCTTGATATTGGCCTGTAAAGTTTGTGTTATATGTTCTATTTGCTGATGGCAGCAAATGCATACCACTTGGGTCTGAAAGTATTACAGTATTTCCAGCATATCCTTTTGGAACATTTAGCAATGCTTCGTCAGTCAAGGCTGCGCTAACATCTTCCGCATTAAATCCAAACTTTTCTTGATTGCCCTTCATATAGAAGCGATCAACAATAGCCTTACGCAATTCACCCGGAGTGCTATCAAGACCCTCTCCTGAGTACATTTGCACCCTTCCTTCTTCTGACATTATTCCTTTAAAGTTTTTGAATGGCTGAGTTACTTTTCTGTTTTCGCCAGTTCCTTTAAATACCTTGTAGTTTCTTACGCTTTCATCAAATACCTTAATGTCGTTTTTTGATAAATTGGCTTTATCTGCAAAATTTAACAAAACCTCAACAGGCATCACCGAAAAGTTTTCAGCACCCTCTCCCATTGTTACGGGCAGATGCAATATTTCTCCAGTACCACCTGCATTGATGTTTTCAATCCTAGCCATCGCATCTCTATCTTTTATTCTTTTTGCAATTCCAAGATTTGATGCGCCAGCAATTTGCTGGTTTATATGCTCAATATCACGCGCATAGTCTTGACCGCCGTGAGTTATTACTGGGTTAGCAAGTACCTCATCAGATATTCCTGTGATTTTGAAATTTCTGCTTGTGCTATCCCAAGGCATAAGCATAATGCTTGCACCCTTGTAATCTTCTATTTTTATCGGCGTTTTATCTGCCAACCCTCCAAGAAACTCTCGCTCAAATCTGGTTCCTAATGACGGATCAGGTTTTAGCGGCGTAGATGGTCTGTATGCGTAGCTTCTCGACCCTTGAGCCAAGTCTTGAAGCAACCCAGCAGGCATACCGCCGCGCTCCATGATCTGCGGCACATACTTCTCTGCCAACTGTTCTCCTGCCCGTCCAGCAGCCATCGCTGCCTTATTTGTTCCGCTTGATACAGGTAATAGCGTCATCAATGCGTCAGCGGTTTCAGGACGCAACGCAGGCACATTAGCCTTTTGTATATTAGTAAGTGGTTCATCATACGCAAGACGCTCTACCGTCTTTGGGATACCTGTTGCCTCAAGCAAACTCGCCAACCCCTGCATTTGCTGGGTTCGTCTGGGGTCACGCATATAACCCAATAATCCACCGATGAGATTATTTATTGAACCTATTGCCGGGTAAGCGTATGGAGTTGCTTGAAGATTTGGCATGATCTCACCACTTCACTTTATTAGCCCAGTACGCCGCAGACATCTTGCCCTTGGCGATATTCTCGGCATGACGGGCCTTGAAACTTTCCCGGCGATTCTTGTCTGCTACTGATTCACCCTCACGCCTTGGTGAGCCGCTTACGCCTTGCTGACCAAAGCGGATCAGCTTTACATCGTCACCTGATTTAGCCAAAACAGCATGGCTCTTAGTCGGATGGCTCGGAGTCCGTTTGGGCTGGTTATAGCCAGCAAAAGATTCTTTGCCTCTCTTAATCATTTGCCCTTATACCTGCCCATTTTCTTAGCAGCCTCGGAAATTGCAATCGCAACGGCTTGCTTTGGGTTCTTGACCACATTGCCGCCTTTGCCTGAGTGAAGTTCGCCCTTGCCAAATTCGTGCATGACCGTGGCGACTTTGGCCTTGCCAGCTTTAGTCATCTTCATTTCTTGCCCTTTGGCTTAGAAAACTTGTAGGCCATAGACTGCCAACCGTTTTGCTCGGCACGTTTCCGCGCTTCCTCGGCGGCTTTTTTTGCCTGCTTACTCGACATCTGATGCTGGTTTGTCGTTCCCATCTTCTTCTCCATTTGAGTAATCTTCGCCCTCGGCCTCTGGCTGGTCGCCTCGCTCCCATGCCTGACAGGTTCTCAAATTGTGACAGATAAAGTCAAATTTCTGGCAGAAGCCTCTGCCGCCGCCGTCCTTGTCGTACTCATCTTCAGGAATCGACTCCATCTGCGCCAGCATATCCGGGCTGTCGTTGAAGTATTCACAGTTTGCACACAGGTTGCGCCTAGCCTGATCCGGTGCGATACGCCAGACCGTTGCAATCTTGCGCCAATACTCGGTATTTGGCTGCTGAGTCTTTTCCGGCCCAAACATCCAATGCGCCTTTACATGGTCGCGGTTCTTCGCCAGCTCCTCTGCGTCAAGTTCAGGCTCCGCAGAGTCAGCGATTACAACCTTGATGTCGGAGCCTAATAGTCCTTGCATAGCTTCATCCTAAAAAAGTGGGGACGCAAGCATCCCCATTAAGGGCAACTGTCGCGCATGAATTATCTAATTTATTTTTCAATTTTGCAATCCCTTTGAGCATCTAAGTAGAAACCCTAATGCGTCCTCGCAAGTCGTTGCCACAAACACCTCAAACCCAAAACCCTTTAATCGCTCATGGAGCGTTTTTTGTACCTCGCTGGTAGTTCCCCTACCATCGGGTCGCTTAAATTCGATAAAGAGCGTTTTAGACCCCTCCATGAGCAAGATTAAGTCCGGCATACCTGCCAGCATCCCTTCCTGCGTCAACTTTATGCGCTGATGGCTCGAAACGCCTGCGCCGTTTGGGATGCTGGCGATCAAAATGTCAGGTCTAAATGCCCGAATGTATTGGACAAATCTAATCTGCTCCTTTTGCTCAGACCGCTTTCTACGGGTTATTGCCACCACGGTTCTTCCTCAACCAGTTCATGTCCATGCCAAGGGCAATGGTGAAACACATCGTCTGGCATACACCAGTTTTCATCGTACCTGCAAATCCTAGTCTTGTCTGGAATGACCACCCAGTTGCCACGATGTTCAGCCTTGTCGATCTCCGGGTAAATCGAAACCCCAAGTGACCGCTTCATGCTGTCCCACCTGTCGCGGTGAACGATGATGTTAGTATCGACTAACTTAGAGTATTCGCACCCAAAACACGACTTCCAATCCTCAAGCAATTTATCCATAAATCACCTAAAACCTTTTTCAATGACCCCAAAGACCCCGCCAGACTGAATTTCCAACGACCCCCACCCCCCATAAGGGGGGGGTGGGGTCATTGGAAATCGTCATCAATGTCCCCCAATGTCCCTTCACTCCAATGTCCCCTTTGGGGTCATTGGAAAGAAGCCCTGCAACTTATCAGCGCCAAGCATCTTCAGCAGGGCAGTTTGCACCGATCTCTTGGTGTCGGTTTTGCGTATCCCAGCTATCCCTGACTGATCCAAATACTCACCAATTGACACCAAAGTTGACCCCTCCGGTGGCACATGACTGCCACCCTTGCCGACCCTGATGACCGGGTTTTTAAAGCCCATGACATACGCCAAAAAGCCCGTATGAGCCTCATCAATCAGCGCCTTCATGCGGTCTGACTTCACCTCTTTTTCGCGCTCAATTCGCTCAATTTTTCGCACATCGGCATCAGATTCAACTGGAATTG